AGTTTGGACTATGCTTGAGTCACGCAACTTTGAAAAGGACTCCGATCCATGAAGCGTTTCACTGATACAAATAAATGGCTCGATCCTTGGTTTCGCAAACTTTCACACCAGGCAAAAATGGCCTGGTTCTACATCGTCGATCATTGCGATGCCATCGGCCTGGCTGAGATCGATTTGAAGCTGATGTCAGCCGACTGCGGCACAACTATATCACCAGACCACTTGCGTGAGCTAGGTGAGCGAATTCAGATACTAGACGGCGGCAAAATCTTTATCCAGAAGTTCATTCCGTTTCAGTATGGAAAGCTCTCGGAAGCGTGCATACCTCACCGAAAGGTGATTGAAGCAATCAAGTTTCACTCTTTGACTCAGACTTTTTCGGGTTTTTTATACCCTAGTGCCTACCCTACCAGTAGGGTATCAGATAGGGCTAAAGATAAAGAAGAAGAAGAAGATAAGGAAGAGGATAAAGACAACACGCGCGCGAATAAGAAAAAAGGCACCGAAGACGAGGTTTTGGCGCACTGTCGGGAGATTGGCCTTTTCCCGCGAGACGCTGAGTATTTCTTCTCGAAATGCGAAGGCAACGGCTGGACGAACGGAGGAAAGCCGATCAAGAACTGGAAGGCCACCCTTAGAGCGTGGAAGACTCAAGGATACCTACCCAGCCAGAAAACGCCATCCCCCTCCGATTTCTGGCCGAGTGAGTCGATTGACGAAGGCGAGCAGCAGGAAGACCTTCTGGCTAAGATGATGCAAAACAAGGCCAAGAGGGAGCAGGAGCAACTCGAAGCGCAAGGCCAGCCGCCTGAGGTCGCGGAATATGACAACCAGGAGGGCGAATGGTGAAATGGACATTAGCATCAAAGAACTCAGCCAGCGCCTGGCTGATCAATCCCACTCTGTCGTTGCTCGGCTATTACCGGCGGCCAAGCCAAACGGCAATCTCATGGTTTGCGGCGACATCACCGGAAGACCGGGGGACTCGCTGAAGATCCACTTAACTGGGCAGCATGCAGGGCAATGGAAGGATTGGAGTAACGACCAAGACCACGGCGACCTTCTCGATCTCTGGAGGCTAACCAAGGGCTTAACGCCAGCGGAAGCCATCAAGGAGGTCAAGTCTTACCTTGGCATCGTCGATTCCGTGCGGCAACACGAACGAAAAGCATACGCTAAACCACCAGAAAAAGCGTTTGGAGACATTAACCCATTTGGGAGGGCGATGGCATATCTGCGGGAAAAGCGGAAACTCACCGATTCCACGGTTTCGGCATTTCGCGTTACAGCATGCCCTCAGACGCGCTCGATTGTGTTTCCGTTATACTCACCCTCCGGTGAGCTGAAAAACCGCTCATATCGCACGCTGGACGCAAGGAAGCGGGTTTGGCAAGACTCGGGATGCGCCCCCTCACTGTTTGGCTGGCAGGCTTTAGCAAAAACCGCCGTCCAAAATCGCACTGTTTTGCTCGCTGAAGGGCAGATCGACGCAATGACATGGCACCAATGGGGAGTGCCTGCACTTTCAATTCCAAACGGGACTGGGGAGAGTTGGATTGATTATGAGTGGGATAATCTTGCGGTATTCACGACCATTTATCTTGCCTTCGATCAGGACGATGCTGGAAGGAAAATTACTGAGAGCGCTACAAAGAGACTTGGGAAGCATCGTTGTCTGGTAGTGTCGATGCCGAAAAAGGACGCAAACGATTGTCTTTTGGCCGGTTATGGCTCTGAAGATGCAAAAGATTGGGTGGCTAACGCTAAGGCACCAAAGATTGATCGTTTGGTTACTGCATCCGAAATGGGAAAGCGTTTACTTGCTGAAATCTCACACAAAGAGGAACCCTTCACCTTGCCATTCATGGGAATTAAGTGGCCGTACACTGGCTTTTGGTTCCGACCTGGGGAGGTTACTGTGTGGGGCGGGTATACTGGCGCAGGTAAATCCACGATTTTGAATTTCATCAAGTCGCAGATTTTAGCAGATCAGCGGGCAATTTTTGAGGCAAGTCTTGAATTGAAGGTCGAGGTGACACTTCGCAGGCTTGCGACGATTTTCACAGGCGAAAGGCTAGATGAAGAAAGCGCCTTGAAATTCATTCATGGAGCCGGTGAGTATCTTATCTTTGCCGATGTCGTCGGCAGCATGAAGCGAGATGAGTTAATGGAGATGATGTGGTTTGCATTTAAGCGTTATGGATGTGGGCACTTTATGATTGATTCACTCATGAGGATTGAGGATTTGGAAGAGGATTACCCGGCACAAGGGGCATTTTGCAATCGACTCCAAGATTTCGCAAAGGAGACCAACACTCATGTTCACCTCGTGGCACACCTCGCAAAGCCATCGCAGACGCAAGAAAGGCCGACCATGTATGGGATCAAAGGATCATCTTTGCTGGTCAACAACGCCGACAATGTGATTCTAATTTCCAGAAATAACGAAAAGGAAAAGCTGCGTAGGTCGGATAAACTTACGCCTGAGCATGATTTAGCTATGCATGACGCTGAAATCATTATTGAAAAGCAAAGGGAGACGGGGTGGACGGGTTTTTTCAAACTGAAGTTTGACCCTCGCCGCTACATTTACCGAGAGTGGAAAAGATAGCCGCGTTGAAAAATAATTGCAGCTTTATGTTTTACGTATTAAGGACTCCAACAATGAACGATAATGAAGAGCCGCATTTTACTGAGGAGATGACTGAGAAAGTGCCAACGAGGAGGAGGGAGCGGTGAGATTGAACGACGCAATAACACAACCGCATGAAATTTAGACGCAGATCAAGACCAAGAACCCAGGGAAGCTGGACGCCTGAACGGTCAAAGCTGGCACACGCTGCGAAAGCCCGAAAGCGCATCGAGCGAATGCAATTCGGCGAGGTTGACGAAGAACCGCAACGAGTGCCTGAAGGGAGGCCGCTTGGCGTGCTGACATGGCACGCAATCGACGGAACGGTGAGGCGCTGGGTCATCGACCAAGGGCCAAGGGCGAACAATATCGGTGTCATTGCGCGGGTTGCTGGTAGTGATGAGGTGAGGCGCGTGATGGGTTGGGATCGGCTTTTGAGTGGGCTAAGGAAGCGGTTGGCAATTCCGAAGCGCGTGCTGCGATAAATTTTTATTGCCATTCTCATTTTTGAGTGTTAAGAACTTCACAATGGACGATTTGCACTTGCGTGAAATCCAATCGCTAACGGCTAAAGCCAAAGCGAAACTCCACCCTGACGAGTTTAAAGCAATCGTCACCCTGGCTCGACTTCAGATTCAGGAGAGGCTGGACGAGACGCAGATCAAGACTCACGCTTGGCTCACTGACATTATCGCGTGGCTTACCCAGCCCTACGCGCCACCGAAGAAGTGGGGGCTGATTTACGCGCTCGATCTGCCGCTGCACGATGAGCGAAACGTGGCTGAGACGGCGCGGGTAGTTGGATGCACAAGGGCGGCGATAAGCGTCCAGATGCAGGACTTCGCCAAGACTTTCAAGCTCCATCCTTCGCGGTGGATGCGGGATGATGATGCGGTGGAGAACAGTAGGCAGGCGAGAAACGATTATTGCCAATGAGAGCCATCGTTGCATTTTTGATCGGGATGTTTCTTTGCGTTTGGGTCAATGACTCAAAAGTAGAGGCTGAGAGATACAATACAAAGCATAGAGCTACGCTTAGCACATGGGATGCAATGTGGCTTAATTTGGACGATTTATGAGCACTACACTGGACGAATACGAAGCAAGAGAGAAACGGGCGGTTGAGTTGATACCGCAAGTCGAGAGCGCATTGGCGGCGGTAGACGGGCAAGTGGTATATGCCGTGCAGCTAGGGGCTGAGTTAGGGCAGCATCTGGAGGAGTTGGCGAAACGCCACAAGGGCGAGGAGGGTAGTTGGCTGGCTTCACTGTGCAGCAATAGCCGGGTGACCGACTTTGCTATGAGGTCAGCCAAGGTGATGCGGAGGAACCCTGAGCTTAATGACCCATCCCAGCTTACCTTTGCACTGTTAGATAGCCCAGAGGCAAGCAGTGGGGAGAGGCCAAGTAGGGCTGATGGGACGGATACGACGGCGTTGTTGGGCTACTCACAGAAGCTTCGGCTGTTGTTTGCCAAGTGGGGTGAGGACAAGGTGCAGGAGTGGCCGCAACATCGGAGAGAGGCGTTTGTTCGTGCCGTGTCACCGTTGGTTGAACTGTTGAAGCGGGTGCAGGGGGTGGATTCTCATAGGTGAGACGCAAAGTAAGGAATCTTTTCGGTGAACGAAGCCCGAGTTTCA